TTACCCCGCTTTCTTATGGGGCATACATGGGACACTTTCAGATAGTCTTTTGTTAAGGAGTTCTATCTGTTCGTGATTGTTGTCTTTCATCCATGCTCCGTAAACATTGAATACCATTTGTGCGTTTGTGTGGCCCATCTGGCTTGCGATAAAACTAGGATTAGCTCCTGCGGCAAGTGACCAGCATGCATAAGTATGCCTGGATTGGTACGATTTTCTGTGTCTCAGACCTGCGCGTTTTAAGATACTTGTCCATGACTCCCTGATGGAGTCAACCTTGTAGTGAGGTCCGGACAACTGCTGCTGTTTTGTTACCTGAGGACTAAAAACAAAAGTGCATTTATGCACAGCAGTTCTCCCATATTCCCTCTGCTTCACCTCTACAGAATGTTGCTTTCCAAGCATGGTCATTTCCGCCTGGCTTTTAAGAGCATCAATAGCTGGTTGAACCAGATGAATTGTCCTTCCGGTGCCTGCATCGGTTTTTGGTGGAGTGAATTCGCCAAGTTTTGTATAATTTCTACGGATGGTTATAGTCCTTGCTTTAAGGTCTATATCTTCCCATGCCAGCGATACCAACTCCCCGTGACGAATACCCGTGTATACAGCGAGAATCCACAGGTTTTTTGTTTGTTGATGACGGCAAGCCTCAATAAAACGAATAAATTCGTCACGGGTGAGAGGATCTGGTTTTACCTTGGACTTTTTTAAGGGAGCCAGACCGTTAAATGGGTTTCCTGAGGTATAACCATTATCTGTTGCAAATTGAAACATTCCAGCTATGGTTGTCATATAGTAGTTTACCGTGACCACTGAGCGCCCTTTTATGGAAGAAGTCTTTCCATTAGAAAGCTTTTGGTAACCGGTCAACAAATCTCTCCTTACGAAAAGTAAATCCTCTTTTGTTATGGATGAAACCAGTTTTTTTTCACCTAACATTGGTAACATGTTTTTAATTACTGACTGGTAACGGTTAAGTGCATTCGCACAAATCTCAATTTTCTTAAGGTCCAACCATTTTTCCGAAAGTGCCTTAACGGTTATCTCTCTTTTTCCCAGACCAAAGTGTTTCAGGTTAGGGGAATTAGGGAACTGCGCGGCGTAGTCGAAACTCCCCATTCTGATTGCAAAACAAACGGAAGTGCGAAGTTCACCAGCGATCTTCCGGTTTTTGGCTGTGTCAGGAACACCGAGGTTTTCTCTGACACGTTTGCCATTATAGTGAAACCATATACGGAGTGATCCTCCATGGTTTTCAACGCCTGTCGGGTATGATGCGTTACTCATTAAACCTCCCAGACGTCCAGGAGCATTAACAGGTTAACCGGAACTTGCATTTTTGGCACCTGGTTGTTTCTGGTTTTCGATCCATCGCATAATTTCTTCGATGTTGTACAGGCATTCACTGTAATGCCCAGGATCACCTTCTACAGCGTAATGGCGGTATTCTTTTCCCTGCATCCATGACTTTCTTCTGGCCCGCTCGATGGTGCCGGGCTTTAGCCCTGTTGATGCAATAAGGACTCTCTCCGTACACCATTTGCTGGGGGTTATCTGATAGATGATTGTCTGCATGCCAACCTCATAAAACTTTCATCCACGGCAGTGGAACCACACGTCAAACATTCGTTTCACAACTTCACGGCAGTAGAAGCCGTCGACATCACGGGTCAGGTCGTAGCGATTGCCGAATGTCTTGCGAACCCAGAACTCAAAAGCCGTATGCATGTATCACCTCCGTTGCATTGCGCGTAATTTTTTCAGGCGCATTTCCTGCTCAGTGCCCGCCAGAATTTTGCGGTACTCCTGTTGGTCAATATGTTCGAACAGGTTGTTGAACTCACCAATGCGTACCCGTCCGGAGCGCCCGTCCATGCGTCGAAAGAACACTGAGTGCTGAGTACTGCGAGTAATCACCACAGGGTATCCGGCTCTGTCCGTGTATATCTGACCACGTTGAATCAGAGCGAACATTCCTTTATCCCCAGCGGAAAAGCGAATACAGAATAAATGCCACCGCTATTGCAACTCCAACTGCGGTGAATGCTTCAGGCCAATTCATCATTTCACCTCCTGCGGCGGTTCTGGTAGCTGCATCCAGTGGGTTACCTCTTTGAGATACAGGTCTTCGCCATCACCGTCATCCCAAGTGGGCTTGCCATCATTAAACCAGTCGCCATATACGCCGACCTGAGTGTTGGGGATGTTTGGTGGGTAGTTGTTTTTAAAGTCAGCTGCTAACACATAGCATTGTCGCTCTCCCATTTCAGGCATTCGCTCACTACAGCTTATCCAACCATCCGGAGTTACCGGAGAGTTGCCGGGTTCTTTAATGTGCAAACGAGGCTCACCATCTTTTGGTTCAGGCCACTGGCGCTCCATGTTGATCTTCAATTTATTTTCCATAGCAGCGGTAATTTCAGCATCACTGATACCAGCACGGCGCTGTGCATCCCACAACAGGAACTGCATATCAGCCCACTCGCTGAGATCGTCAGGTTCGGCTGCGGCTTCCAGTGCCTCTTTTGAGAGATGTTTCAGCGGACCAATGGGGCCAACGCAGCCAAATGTGGAGTCAGACCATTTGGCATGCTCGTGGCGAATCTGTTCGCGTTCCAGTGATGCCAGTGCAATTCGTGCCAGTTCCATTTGTTCGCCACGAGTAAGTCCGTTATCAAGCGGATTTTTAATGAATAATTTGATACGTTCTTTGGTTATAGCGCTCATATCACTCTCCTTTGATGCGAATGCCTGTTGCAATGCTGTTTATGATGCTGTCAGTGCATGGGGTAGAAAGCTGGGCATCTCCAGCAATTCTCATGACCTCAACATCTGCATATCGAATACCGAGGTGTATCAGACCGGCTATACCTGACTTAAGCCGAGCATTTTCCATAAACAGATCCTTTGCCCGCTGTTTTTCTGCCTCAAGCTCAACGCGCAACTTCCCTACCGTTAACGCAATATCCTCGTTCTCTTGGTCGCGGCGTTTGATGTATTGCTGGTTTCTTTCCCGTTCATCCAGCAGTGCCAGCACAACCTGAGGTGTGACTTTCATACGAAATGCCAGCAATTTTTGAGGCGTTGCTACTGTTTCAATTGCTACTGCCGCCTCACGCAGTGCCTGAGAGTTAATTTCGCTCACTTCGAACCTCTCTGTTTACTGATAAGCTCCAGATCCTCCTGGCAACTTGCACAAGTCCGACAACCCTGAACGACCAGGCGTCTTCGTTCATCTATGGGATCGCCACACTCACAACAATGAGTGGCAGATATAGCCTGGTGGTTCAGGCGGCGCATTTTTATTGCTGTGTTGCGCTGTAATTCTTCAATTTCTGATGCTGAATCAATGATGTCTGCCATCTTCCATTAATCCCTGAATTGTTGGTTAATACGCTTGAGGGTGAATGCGAACAATAAAAAAGGAGCCTGTAGCTCCCTGATGATTTTGCTTTTCATGTTCATCGCTCCTTAAAGACGCCGTTTAACATGCCGATCGCCAGACTTAAATGAGTCGGTGTGAATCCCATCAGCGTTACCGTTTCGCGGTGCTTCTTTAGTACGCTACGGCAAATGTCATCGACGTTTTTATCCGGAAACTGCTGTCTGGCTTTTTTGATTTCAGAGTTAGCCAGACGGGCAATGCTGCGAAGGGCGTTTTCTTGCTGAGGTGTCATTGAACAAGTCCCATGTCGGCAAGCATAAGCACACAAAATATGAAGCCCGCTGCCAGAAAAATGCATTCCGTGGTTGTCATACCTGGTCTCTCTCATCTGCTTCTGCTTTCGCCACCATCATTTCCAGCTTTTGTGAAAGGGATGCGGCTAACGTATGAAATTCTTCGTCTGTTTCTACTGGTATTGGCACAAACCTGACTCCAATTTGAGCGAGGCTATGTGCCATCTCGATACTCGTTCTTAACTCAACGGGAGATGCTTTGTGCATACAGCTCCCCGTTTATTATTTATCTCCTCAGCCAGCCGCTGGGCTTTCAGCGGATTTCGGATAACAGAAAGGCCGGGAAATACCCAGCCTCGCTTCGTAACGGAGTAGACGAAAGTGATCGTGCCTACGCGGATATTATCGTGAGGATGCTTCATCGCCATTGCTCCCCAAATACAAAACCAATTTCAGCCAGTGCCTCGTCCATTTTTTCGATGAACTCCGGCACCATCTCGTCAAAACTCGCTATGTACTTTTCATCCCGCTCAACCACGACATAATGCAGGCCTTCACGCTTCATACGCGGGTCATAGTTGGCAAAGTACCAGGCATCTTTTCGCGTCACCCACATGCTGTACTGCACCTGGGCCATGTAAGCCGACTTTATGGCCTCGAAACCACCGAGCCGGAATTTCATGAAATCCCGGGAGGTAAACGGGCATTTCAATTCAAGGCCGTTGCCATCACTGCATAAACCATCGGGAGAGCAGGCGGTGCGCATACTTTCGTCGCGATAGATGATCGGGGATTCAGTAACATTAACGCCGGAAGTGAACTCAAAGAGGGTTCTGGCGTCGTTCTCGTACTGTTTTCCCCAGGCCAGAGCCTTAGCGTTAACTTCCGGAGCCACACCGGTGCAAACCTCGGCAAGCAGGGTGTGGAAGTAGGACATTTTCATGTCAGGCCATTTCTTTCCGGAGCGGGGTTTTGCTATCACATTGTGAACTTCTGAAGCGGTGATGACGCCGAGCCGTAATTTGTGCCACGCATCATCCCCCTGTTCGACAGCTCTCACGTCGATCCCGGTACGCTGCAGGATAATGTCCGGTGTCATGCAGCCACCTTCTGTTCAGAGGCTTTTTGTTTCAGGAATCCAAGAGCTTTCACTGCTTCGGCCTGTGTCAGTTCTGACGATGCACGAATGTCGCGGCGAAATATCTGGGAACAGAGCGGCAATAAGTCGTCATCCCATGTTTTATCCAGGGCGATCAGCAGAGTGTTAATCTCCTGCATGGTTTCATCGTTAACCGGAGTGATGTCGCGTTCCGGCTGACGTTCTGCAGTGTATGCGGTATTTTCGACAATGCGCTCGGCTTCATCCTTGTCATAGATACC